CCCCCCTACGCGGGGGACGCGCGAGCGCGGGGGGTGACTAGAGACAGCGCCCCAGAACCTCGTTTCCGTTTCCGGTTTCCGGCGGCATGAAGCGCTTTTCGCCGAACTGGTCCTGCCCGAAATGCGGCAACACGGCATGGTCAGCCGAATACCACGAGGAGCGGTTCTGGCACTGGTGGGAATCGTACGGCGAAGAGCCGCACTTCGAGCCAGAGCACCTGAGAGTTAAGTGCCTCTCGTGCGGGTTCGTTCAGATCCTCGCCCCGGCTGACGCAAGTGCAGGGCGCAGTGCATGAAGAAGTGGCTCCTGACGCAGAAGCAATGCGCCGAAGGGCTGGGGCTCACCTCGCGCCAGATCCACAACCTCGTCGAACAGGGGATGCCGCGCCACGCGAAGGGTGGGAAGGCGTTTTACCCGTGGCCTCGCGTGCTCAAGTGGTACATCGAGTTCCGCACGAAGGACGTCAAGCAGGCAGCCCCGCGGAGTGACGTCGAGGCGGCACTGGACCGCCGCGCGATGGCCGAAGCGCAGCTCATCGAGATCAAGCTGGCCGAGGCGCAAGGGTTGAACATCTCCCTCGACACCCACGAGGAGCGGGTGCGGTCGCTCTGCGAGCCGCTGGCGGCCCGGTGCCGGTCCCTGAGCCAGTACATCGGCGATGTACAGCTCGCGAAGACGGAGGGTGAGGCGTCCACGCTACTCGAAACAATCGGCCACAACCTGCTCCGCGCTCTCACCGATTCGGCCGACGCAATCACCGACGAAGAAACCACGGGAGAGCCCGATGAACGAGCCGCATGAAATAAAACCCGCGCTGACGGCGGAAGAGTGGGCCGATCTCAGTGCGGCTGACACCGATGGCTTCGCTACCGTGCACCTCATTGAGGACGGCGCGCTCTACATCTCGCGCGGCGACGAAGCGTGGATCGAAGGGCGCCATCACGCCGTCGCCGCGCTCGCATTGCACGGCCAGCCGTTCGGTTTTACATGGGAGATGGTCGATGCGATCGAAGCTCTGGCGCGGACGGTCGAGAAAAATGGCGGTGCTACATGGGTGGAGATTGGTCGAGCTGCCGCCTCACGTATCGCCGCGCTCCTCCCATCCCGCGATGCGGTCGGCTGAACTTCAAGACGAGCACCGCCGCGCCGCCGAGGTCGAGCGCCGCGTCATCCGCTCGGTGTTCCAGCCCCCGCCCCGGATGCGGGTGGACGAGTGGGCCGACGCGTATCGCTTCCTCTCTCCCGAAGCGTCAGCCGAGCCGGGGAAATACTCGACCGCCCGCGCCCCCTACCAGCGGGGGCCGATGGAGGCGCTGTCAGACCCCAAGGTTAGGATGGTCGTGCTCATGTGGGCGTCGCAGCTCGGGAAGACGGAGATCCCCAACAACTTCATCGGCAAGCGAATCCACTTGGACCCCGGCCCGATCCTCATGCTCCAGCCCACGCTGTCGATGGGCGAGGCGTGGTCAAAGGACCGGCTCGCGCCCATGCTTCGCGACACGCCCGTGCTGCGAGGGAAGGTGCGGGACGCCCGCTCGAGGGACGCGGATAACACCCTCCTGCATAAGAGCTTCGAGGGCGGCCATCTCACGATCGCCGGGGCGAACAGCCCCGCGGGGCTGGCGAGCCGCCCGATCCGCGACGTACTCTGCGACGAGGTGGATCGCTACCCGGCCTCCGCTGGCACCGAGGGCGATCCGATCGGGCTGGCCTTCCGCCGCGCCTCCACGTTTCGAAACGGCAAGAAGCTCATGGCGAGCTCGCCCACGATCAAAGGGCAGAGCCGGATCGAAGCCGAGTGGCTGGACTCGACCCGCGAGCGGTGGCTGGTCCCCTGCCCCCACTGCGGCTACTGCCAAGTGCTTCGGTGGGGTGGCCGCGACATCCCGTGGGGGCTGCATTGGGAGTCGGGGCGCCCCGAGACTGCGCACTACGTCTGCGGCGAGGACGGCCCCGAGAAGGGCACGCTGCTGGGGTGTGGCGCGGTCATCGAGGAGGCGCACAAGGGCTACATGAACGCGCATGGCGATTGGGTGGCGGAGAACCCCGAGCACCCCACGACGCGCGGATTCCGGCTCAACGCACTCGTGTCGCCCTGGGCTGCGTGGACCGATTTGGTGCGCGAGTTCCTCGCGGTCAAATCCGACCCGATCCGCTTCCGCCAGTTCGTCAACACGGTGTGGTGCGAGACCTGGGAAGACGAAGGCACCACGGTCGAAGCGCATATCCTGGCCGAGCGGATGGGCCTGGGCTACCCGAAAGATCCGACGCTTCTCCCCGCTGGCGTGGCCGTGCTCACCCGCTCGGTGGACGTGCAGGGCGATCGGCTCGAGACCGCGGTGTGGGGCTACGGCGAGGACGAGGAAGCGTGGCTGATCGAGACAGAGATCATCCCCGGCGATCCCGCGACGCCAGCCCCGTGGTCGGAGCTCGCGGGGCGCATCCAGAAGCCCTACCCGCACGAGACCGGCGTCACCCTCTCTCCCGCCGTCACGTTCATCGACTCGGGCGGCCACCACTCGAAGGAGGTTTACACCTTCACCCGTGCGCACGTCCGCGAGCGGGTCTATGCCATCAAGGGCAGCTCGCTCGAGGGACACGCCCTCTTGGGGCGCCCGCAGCGGAACAACTCGGCCAAGGCGATCCTGTTCATGGTGGGCTCATTCACCGGTAAGGAGTCGATCATCGCCCGCTTCGTGAAGGTGGCGGAGCCCGGCCCTCGCTACATCCACCTCCCCGCGTGGCTCGATGGCGAGCAGCTCGCGCAATTCACCAACGAGAAACTCGTCACCCGCTTTGTGGGCGGCCGGCCGAAACGCGTGTGGGTGAAGACGGGGCGGAATGAGCAACTGGACCTGGCCGTCTATGCCCTCGCGGCGCTCCAGACGCTCGGGCCGGGCACGGTGCGGGGGCTCGGGGCGCTGGCCGCGTCGTACGTCGAGCAGGGCGCGGCGCTCAAAGCGCAGCAATCGGCAGATCCCAACGTACCACCGCCATCTGACAGCAGCGACGACGCGTCAGATGGCGGTGGGTACGCACGGCAAGGCATGGGGCGCTGGCGCCCCTGACGCCCTACCGCGTTCGCTCTGCGTGGAGCGGGGTGTTCTTCGTCGCCCTGAAGTCCCTCGGATTCTTGGCATCGCCCAGATACTTGGTGCGCCACACTTCGATCCCGTCTTCCGCCCTGGTGAGCGCGCCATCAAGGTCACCGATCGCGGTGTCGTCGGCGATTTTGGTGGCCGCGTTCGACAACTCGGTGCCGAGCGAGATGAGTGCGTTTCGGGCTTCGGCTCGCTGGTGGTCTAGCATGGTGTGACCCTCCGGTGGGGGTGCGTGTGATACCCACATCGGGCGTATCCGTGTTGCGTAGAACGGGATAGCCCGTCATATTGGCGTTACAGCCCCCTCGCCGGGGCTCACAATCTCTGCTTTGGTGCTGGCTCTGGCCACGGCCCTTGATGTCCTCCTTGTGGGAGGGCTCAGGGGCTTTTTCGCGTTCTCCCCCTTCGCATCTCGCAATTTCGTGTCCACGACGATCTCCTCGAGCGTTGAGATCCCGCGATGTGAGCCCCGTGAATTGATCGCGGGGATGACGTGGCTCTGGATCAAAGAGTTCACGGATTTCCCGTCGGTGGACTGGACCCTCAAATACAACATTCGCGGCGCCTCGTCGCTGGATGTCACGGCGCTCGCGGACCCCGATGGTGTCTCCTACGACATCGTCGTGGACGCTGCGACCACCGGCCCGATCTTGGCCGGGGCCTACGCCTGGATCGCCACCGTCACCAACGCGGCCACCCCGACCCCCACGGGCGAGGTCTACCCGGTCGGCCAGGGCGACTTCCAGGTCCTCGCCAACTACGCCACGGCCGGCGCCGGGGCGCTCCAATCCAACTGCGAGAAGATGCTGGCCGCGGTGGAGGGTGAGATCGCGGCCCGGCTCGGACTCGCGGCCACGAATACAACTGGCGGCGCTGCATCGGCCGCAACCTCTCCTGGCTCCGCGCACAACGAGATCGAGATCGCGGGCCGGAAGCTCTCGAAGATCCCGCTCGCCGGCAAAGACTCGCTCTACTGGCTGCGCGCGGCGTACAAAAATGAGATCGCGCGGCTGGAATACGGCGGCGCCCTCCCGCCCGTGGCCGTCGTCTTCGGGGACAACCGCCGCGGCTTTGGCGGATGGGAAGGGATGTGAGGCGGCTGCTCGCGCGGATCGGAAAGAACGGGGCCGAGCTCGCGCTGGGCGCGGCGCTGCTCGGCGGCTGGGCTGCGCTCGCCTTCGGGCTCTCGCTCGTGCTCGGCCCCCGAGTGTGGCCCTTCGCCGTCGCCCTGCTCCTCCTCTCGGGATGCGGGTGGCGCTTCACCTATCGGCTGATTCGGGACGGGCTCTACACGCTGACCCGGAGACCGCCGAATGCCTAACCCATTCGCGACGGTCGCCGATGGGCTCCGCATGGACGCGAGCTACTACCGGGGCGCGAGTTACGACCGGCTGAACGCCGACTGGTCGATGTGGCGGCTCTCGTCCGACCAGGCGATGAAGTTCGACCTCCAACCCCTTCGCGACCGCGCCCGCGAGCTCGTCATCGGCAACAGCACGGCGTCGGCCATCCCAGAAATCCTCTCCGAAAACGTCATCGGGAAAGACGGGATCATTCTGCAAGCCCGCGTCGAAAACTCGCGCGGCGCGCTCAACAAGTCCGTCAACGATCAGATCGAAGAGCAGTGGGCGCGCTGGTGCGAAGATGGCAACTGCACCGCGGACGGCCAGGGCGGCTTCGTCGATCTCCAGAAGCTCACCGTCGAGACCGAGTGCATCGACGGCGAAGTCCTGCTCTACCCGGTCCGCAATTTCAGCAACGCCTGGGGCTTCGCGATCGACTCGATCGACGTCGATCAGCTCGACCAGAACTACAACGTCGCGGGCTCGGATCAGGTGAACGCGATCCGCATGGGCGTCGAGACCGACGCCTGGCACCGCGCGCTGGCCTACTGGCTCTGGACGGCGCACCCGAGCGAGCCCGAAGGCAAGACGCGGCTCCGCTATCCGGCTGGGGATTTCCTGCACGTCTACCGCCAGCGTCGCCCCAAGGCGACCCGCGGCGCGACGTGGATGGCGCCCTTCATCTTCGATCTCAACATGCTGGGCCGCTACCGCGATGCCGTCGTCACCGCGGCGCGCGTGGCCGCGAGCGCGATGGGATTCTTCACGCAGGACGAGAACACCGTCGGGCCCGAACTCCCCACCAAGGGCCAGAAAGCGGTCCCGCGCCATGCCTCCCCTGGCTCGATGTGGCAGCTCGCGCCCGGCCAAGGGTTCGAGGCGTGGAAGCCCGAGCAGCCGAGCGCATCGTTCAAAGAGTTCGACAACTCGATGACGCGGAACGTCTCGGTCGGCGCCCGCGTGTCGTATATGTCGGCGTCCAACGACCTCTCGTCGACGTCGTTCGCGTCGGGCCGGATCGGATTGCTCGCCGAGCGCACGGTGTTTCAGGCGCTCCAGCAACGCCACATCCGTCGCGTGCTCACACCGATTTACCGCGAGTGGTTGCGGATGGCGATGCTCAAGGGGCGCCTCCGGCTCCCCACCGAGCGGCCGTCCGACTACTACAACGTCATCTGGCACCCGCGCGCCTTCACGTTCATCGACCCGTCAAAAGACATCGACGTGCTGGAGCGCTCGGTCGCGATGGGGATCGACTCGCTGACCCGCGCGTGCGCCGAGCAGGGCCGCGACTTCGAGACCGTGATGAAGCAGCGGGCCGAAGAGATCAAGCTGGCCGAGAAGCTCAACGTCCCGCTCATCATCGCCGCCGGTCGCGCCAAGCCGATCGAAGTGGACACGGTCGAGGAATCCGAAGACGTGGCGTCGGGCGACGACCAAGAAGGCCAGTCGCCCACCACACCGCCTAAGAAAGCCGCGCCCGCGCCGAAGAAGAACGGCAACGGGAACGGCAGCAACAGCAACGGCGCCCACCGCCGCATCCCCACTCTCCGCTAACCGGCCCCGCCAATGTCTCAGCTCCTCAAAGACTGCACGGTCACGGGCACCGCCGAGCCGCAGACGCCCATCGGCTTCGTCGATCAGGCAGCCAACCTCGTCGTCGCGGGGCCGGCGAGTGGCGGCGTCGGGCCGGTCACCGCGCGCAAGCTTGTGGCCGCGGACATCCCAGCGGTGGCCGGGTACGGCGACCTCGTCGCGGCGAATAATCTGTCCGACGTGGTGAGCGCGAGCACAGCGCTGACGAACCTGGGCGGTGTCTCGGCGGCGACAGTCGCAGCCACATACGCACCGCTCGCTGGGCCGTTCCCGTGGGCCGATGTGACGGGCGAGCCGACGACACTGGCCGGCTACGGCATCACAGATGCCCTTAAGGCGAGCAACAATCTGTCGGACGTGGTCACGCCGGCGACTGCGCGCACCAACTTGGGACTCGGGTCGATCGCGACGATGGCAGCAACCGCGTTTGCGGCGGTCGCGAACAATCTCTCGGACCTACTCAGCGCCGCCACGGCCCGCACGAATCTCGGGCTTGGCTCGATCGCCACTGCGGCGTCCACCGCCTATGCTGCCGTCGCGAACAACCTAAGCGATCTCGCAAGCGCGGCGACCGCTCGCACCAACCTGGGGCTCGGTAGCATCGCCACCGCCGCGTCGAGCGCCTACGCCGCAGTTGCCAATAACCTTTCGGATCTGGCGAACGCTGCAACGGCTCGGACGAATCTGGGCCTGGGCTCGATCGCCACCACAAGCGCGACGCCGACCGGCGATCTCTCGACCGCGTGGCCCGCCTCGACGCTACTCGCGACCGCACCCGTGCTCGGCCCCGCCCACGCAGGGCAGACGGACGGGGCGACGATCACATGGGCGCTCGCCAGCGCCAAGATCAGCAACGCCAGCGTCACGCTCGCGGGCAATCGCACGCTCGCCATTACCGGCGCGACGGACGGGTGCAGTGGACTCATCATGGTCAAGCAGGACGCCACGGGCAGTCGGACGCTGGCGCTCCCCTCGGGGAGCAAGGTGGCAGGCGGCGGCGCGGGCGCGGCGACCCTCACGACAACGGCCGCAGCCGTCGATGCACTGTCGTTCTACTACGACGGCACGAATTACTGGTGGACCGTCGTGCTCAACTTCACCTGAGCCGACGCGTGCATCCGTTCTTCCGCGTGAACGCTGGGAGCAAGAAGGCGTCGCTCCCCTGGCAGACGCTCGTCACCGCGCTTTCGCT